GTGCGACCGCTGTTGGCTTTGTAAACAACGTCAACCTGATAAATGCCGTTTGTCTCGTCTAAGCCGGTAGCACCTAAGCCACTTTGCAGCGTGTCAGCCGGTAAAAAACTAGGGCGCAAGTAAGTTGTGCCACCCGTAGGTGCGTATTCAATGTTAGGCCACGCAATAGGGTTGCCACCAGCCAATGCTGATAGGCGAGTGTCCAATGCGGCCTGAATGTCGTTAAAGTGCGTACTCATTGCCTTGCCTTATTGATTTCAAGTTGCACACGCTGCAAGTTAATACGCAAGAATCCGTTAGGCGCTTGCTTACTATGCGACCCATATTCTAAGCGCCGCGCATAAGGTAGGTTGTTTGTCAAATAAAAGGTTTGGCCTAGCTTTAAACCTTGCACGGTTACAGCAGCGTCATTTATTGAGCCAGCTCCCGTTCTGTCTAAGCGGCTTGTAGTTGACAAAACGGGCGACCCAATAGATGCCTGCCAGTTGCCGCGAAATCTACCCGTATCAACTGGGCTTTCCTTAATGATGCGCGACGACAAGCCAAACAATGTCCCTCGCACCTGCTTTTCTGTAAAGCCTTTGATGTTCAGCACTGCTTTGTCTAAGTCAGTTGCAAAGCTCATACGCGAACCTGTAAATTGCAGGCTACTACAACGTCAGCCGGTTTAATCTCAGATACCGATATAACGCGATAGGATTGGCTTTCAATGCTTGCCGTGTCGCCCACTGCGTATGCATGGCCTTCACACAATAAACGTCTGTCGTTTTGCTCAATGGCTTGGTCTGCACGCTCTTGGCTTGTGTACTCAAAAATACATGCGTACTTGTCAAATGTGGCTGTAGTTTGCGACACCGTGCCAGTCGCAGGGTTGTATGTGCCGTTTGTTGTGCGCGTAAATGTGTAAGACTTGCCGAACTTCTCTAGCAAAGCCTTTGCGTTACCAGCTAGCAGCGAGTAGTTATACACGGCTAACCATTCCCATCGGCCTAGTTATCTTGCCAAGCGCAAATGTAAGCGCAGGCGTAACGGTTCGGTTTGAACTGTTGTCCGCATAGGTCACGGAAATGTCGCCAACAGTCTCAGATGTAGTTTTACGAGCCTCAGTCTCGAACTGGCTGTACCCGTCTGCCTGCACCTTGGTCGCCTCGTAGGTGGACGTTTTGACCTCTTTGGGTATCTCTGTCGCGTCGGCATAGTAGCCGTCAATTTGCGCTTCGGTTCGAGGCCATTGCAAAAACTGGTTTTCGTTGGCCTTGTTGCCAATGTAGGCGATTCGCTCTAGGTAGTCCATAGCTCGCAAAATCTGTTGCTCGACCGTGGTGTCGTCGGCTGAATAAGTTAACCCGCGTGCGTCTGCCCATGCTTTGAACTCAGCAAGGGTAACGTAGCTGTTGGCGTTTTGCACCAGTGAGCCATCTTCCACAATCAAGGCCATGATTAAACTTTCTTGTAACCGCCCAAGGCGTAATTGGCAACTTCATCGGGGTGAACGTCGGCTGTCTTACCGTCATCGCGCACCATTTTTACAATCTTCACTTTTTCGGCTTTGGCATCGGCTTGGCGGGTTTCGGTGGTTTGGCTGGCTTCACTTTGTACTGCTTTAGTGCTTTCGGCATTTTTTATTCCTCGCATAATTAATCCCAAGAAAGGGCTAGCCCCGAAAGGCTAACCCGTTTTGCTTTAGCCCAACAACACAGCGATGTGTTCAGGCTTCCATGCTTTGACACCCCATGAGGCGGCAACCTCAATCATTGTCTTGCGGTAGCCTTTGTAGACGCGGACTTCAAACACCATGCCGGTGAATGGGTCTTGAATCAACATAGAGTCGGTTGCAGTATCACCGCCATCTGGCACTGCTGGAGCGCGCATAGCAATTTCCAAAGCAGTACGGTGGAAAGCAACGTTTGCAGCGTAGTTGTTGCCAACCGTGATAGCCGCGTTGTCAGCCAGTGCGATGCGTGAGCCTGGAGTGCCGATTGCGAATGAGCCACCTGAGAGTGCTGAGTTCACAACATACTTGTTGGTGTCGCCGTTGAAGGTCAAAATATCACCAGCGATGATAGTGCCCGTGCCGCCGTCAGTAGCGATGCTTGTTTGGCCAACAGCGTGGGCCCCATCGTTTACCAAGTAGCTTGCGCCTGTACCTTTGGTGTGTGAGCGAACTTGTGCTGACTCTTTAATCATCAAGCCTTGCAAGTCAAGCAATGTACCCTGGCGCAGCATATCGATACCACCAGCTTCGTTTGCTTTTTGCAACTGGGCCAATTGACGCAAGTTAGTACCAGCCAATGTGCCCAAAACCATAGAGGCTTGGCCGTCATTGCTAGGCATACCGTTGTCAACCAGAATCTGGCGCAACTCGGCGACTTCGCTAAAGTTAGAACCGAAAGGCGTTGTACCAGCAGTACCAAAAGCGCGTGATGCGTTACGGTAAGCCTCGGTAGCCAAGTCAACTTCCATCTCGTTAGCTAGTGTACGCATAGCCTGCTTGATTTGGTCACCGTAAACAGTCTCAAAACCGATACCGTTGTTCAAATGACGCACATCTTCGCCAGTGTATGGAATCTGCACGGCGCGAGCCTTGCTGATAACCAACGTTTTGTTGTCCACGGTCTGGTCTGTACCTTCGGGGATAGTCATAGACTCAGCCACGTTTACAGCGGTAGCTGCGCGTGTGAATGAGGCACGGACATTATCACCTTTGGCGGCACGCTCAGAGCCGTTGGCATTGATTGTTGCTGAAGGGATGAAGCCGACTAACTCGCGGCCCACTACGTCAGCGGCTTTATAAATGTCCGCTGCAAGGTTGTCTAATACGTTTGCCATTTTGGTTTCCTTTAAAGAATGGTCAATCTGAAATTACTTTACCGCCATCTTTAACGAATTTGGCGCGTTCTGATTGTGCCATAACGTCAAAGTCTGAGCGACTAACTTGTTTTCGACCACCATCGGCTCCGCCTTGTGACCGTGAGGCTCCGCCTCCGTTTGCTTGTGACCCGTCCACCAGGAACGGGTACGCAGTTTTAATTGTAGCAGTCAAGTCGTCCAAAGTGGAAACTGTTAATTGACCGCTATCGTCTAGAACTTTAATCCCATCGTCCGTTAATGTCAAACGGGCTGTAATTTGTTGCTCAAGCAATGATGCCCGTGCCGTGTCTTTTGTCAAACCAGCGGCAATCTTCGCAGCGGTTGTTTTAATCTGTCCGCGCTTAATGTTGGTTTGCAATTCCTCCATCTTAGACTTTAACTGTTCGGCTTCATTCTTTTGTGCCTCAAACAATTGTTTGTAGTCGTTGCTTGCTTTAGCCTTTTCTTCGGCTTCTGTTTTAGCTAAGTTAGCAGCCTCGTCTCGTTCGCGTTGAACCCGCTTTTTCTCGGCTAACAATTCATCATTCTTGGCTTTTAAGCCACCAATGCTTGTTTCAATCTGCGCCTGAGTATGTGCAGTGACTGCCTCGGCAATCTTTGCCTTAACTTCATCTGTTAGCTCTAAGTCTTTAAGAAAGTCCATTTTTTAACCTCTGGTCTAAATGTTGTGGCTCTGCCACAGTTACAAACCCGCATCCTCAAAGGCTTGCGGTTCTAATCGGCGCAGTTCATCAAGCGTCAAGGTCTGGCCTTGGCTATCAACAAACCGGCCAATACTTAGCTTGCCTTCGCGAAACAATTGACCGCGTGACTTGCCTAATACTGAATCCTGAAAACTTGCTGGCTGGCGCTTTAGCCATTGCTCATAAGTCGTGTTAGCACTGACTTGTTTAGCGCCTTGTGCACCCACTGCTGGCCGTTTGCCCGCCACCTTGCTACCCAAGTCAAACTTAGGGTCAACAACAGGGATAACCGTAGACCTACAGTTAAAGTGCGCTGGCGGGTACGGGCTTTCAGGCGCAAACGGGTACACCAATCCGTCGCGGTTCATGCATATAAGGCTTGTGCGTGCATCTAGTGTGGAAACCCACTCGTAGCCGTTGAATAGGTCTTGATTCTCAATCATCGTAACGTTACGGGCTTGTATAGACACATGATTAGCAATTGTTCTCACAATAGTGCCTGCCTGGTTCTTTTGCAAGGGCGCTAACGTCTTAACCGCCGTTTGTATCGTGCTATTTGTGTCGCCCAGTGATATCCCGTCTCGTATAGCCTGGACTATTTGCTCAGACTTTTTACGGCCAAACACCTTCAAAGCATCGCGTATTGTGTAGCCCTCTCTTGGTGCAACGTTCATTATTGACGTAAAGATACTCGCCTCAAGCTGCGCCATGCTAGGCAATACGGCGCTAGTTCGCACTGTGTTGTCAAACATGGTTTTACTAAATTGCGCCTCGTATTCGGCAAAGTCTAATGATTCCTGTATTACTGTTTCAGCTAAATCACCGTTTAACTTGTCAAGCAATAGTTGCAAGTCCATCAATATAGCCTGTTGCCTAGCGCGTGAAAGGCTTGTCAGCTCGCTACCAGATAACCGGCCTGATACTTGCTGTATAAGAGATTCAATAGCTTGCGCCGCCTGTTGCTCACGGCCAGCCGCGTACATCTGCACAAATACTTGGTGGCGTGTTGCCGCGTCAATTAAGGCGATATTGCTTGACATTAAATCAGAGGGTTAGCTGTTCCACGTTCTTCTTTAACCATCTCTAACGTGCGCATAGGGTCTACAACACCTGCACTCTTTAAACGGTCGAATATGTCAGCCTCGCCAATAATATCTCTGTCTAACAGCGTAACCATAGACATAATCAATTGCGGGTCAACCGACTTGTCGTAAAACTCGTTGTTGATTTTAAAGCGTACATCGTCATTTACTGGCACACCCATAAACTCAGCTACCCAGTTAACGCATACCTCTAGCGCCTCGGACAGGTTGCCAACCAAGTCGCCTAGCACTGAATTCTCAGAAGCAAAGCGTATACGCGCACCTTCCGCCGTCTCGTTGCCCGTGCGGTCAGTAATAATTCGCGCACCAATAGCAACCATCGCAAGCTCTTTAGACTTCATGGCCTCCATCACCAATTGATTAGGGTTTGCCTGTAGCAACGTGGCTGAACCTGTATCGCCCAGCACATGACCGGAGCGTGAGCCTAGCTTAATTCCTTGTGGGTTGTACTGCTGCCACTGCTCCATGCTTAGGCTATGCGTGATGAATAGGCTTGGCTGGCCAACAATGAAGCACGACTCCTCGTAATCGGCGCTGTTGCGGTAGTGCGCCAGGTTAACGTCGGCAATGTCAGCCAAGGGCGCTTCGTCAATCGTTGCGTCGTTGTTCTTGGCGCCTACAAATTGAAATGGAATTTCCCTCCAGCGTGAGCCGTCAGCCTTTGTTGGGTACGTTTCCTCGCTGTAAGCCTCATCTTCGCGATATAGCTGCGTGGTGTATCCGTCCTCACGTAAACGTAGCACGCGGTATTGCGGTTTTGTTGTGTGGTCAAACTCGTCACGCTGTGCGCTGTAGTTCTCAGCCAACACAACTTGTACTAGCAGGCGACGGCCATTCATGCTTTCAGTGCGCCAGTTAATCACCTGCTCCGCACCATAAGGAATGATGCTGGCCTGTAGGTTTAGCATTGCGACTTGTTCCGCGCTTAAACCTTCATCAGCACTTGGGTAGTCCACTAAGAAAGCCGTGCGGCCTGTTTCTAGCAGGTTAGACAGCTCGTCTTTAGCTAACTGCACCAATGACAAGCCGTCGCCTGTAGCGTCGTTCAGCAAGTAGCCCATTAAATCAGGCACTACAAAATCAGGCTGCTTACGGAAAGCCGCACCAATTAGCGCGTTTTTTGTCCGGCCTGTAAAGTTGGTATATACCGCCCGTTTGATATATTGACGGTAGCGGATTGTCTCCGTGCCCTTTGATTCCTCGCCCGATTCGTTATCAGGAACAGGCAAATAGGCGTGCTTTTTCTCTTTAACAGCCCGCGAACCTTTTACAGCGTCACGTGTGCGCGTCCAAACAGGTGCGTATTTAGCATACTCAGGGTGTTGCGTGCTTACTGTCATATTGTGTCCTTTATGCGTATTTTACGCACTTTACATAGCAAAGCCAAAGCTGACGTTGGCCACTGGCCGAATGATGGGCATTTCAAATGCTATCGGGTAAGTCGTTGCATCATTTTGGTGGTCGTTGCCGCTTGTCTTGTCAGGCTCGCCATTTTTGTAAACCTGCTGCTCTAAACTTTGTGCAACAGTAG